ATTATTAATAAACCTAAAAGAACTCCTAGTCATCCAAAAAAATCTCATATAGTTGTAGCCAAACAAGGCGATAAAATTAAAACTATACGTTTTGGTCAACAAGGTGTTTCTACTGCTGGTAAACCAAAAAAAGGTGAGTCTTCTAAACAAAAAGCTAGACGTAAGTCTTTTAAAGCAAGACATGGCAAAAATATAGCTAAAGGTAAAATGTCAGCAGCTTATTGGGCAAACAAAGTAAAATGGTAATACTATGAAAGGCGTAAAACATTATAAAAAAGATGGAACTGAACACAAAGGCAATTCTCATAAAATGGCTAACGGTACTTTACATACTAATAAAACACACACTAAAACAAGTGTAAAACTTTTTCATTTTAAAGATTTAAGTAAAACAGCAAAGAAAAAAGCTAAAAACAAAAAATAATGGCTATTTCAAGAGCACAAACATCTAAAACTTTAAAAGGTAATAAAAAAAAGAAATCTACAGTTAATAAAGCAGGTAACTATACCAAACCTACCATGCGTAAGAATCTTTTTAATAAGATTAAATCAGGAACTAAAGGTGGTAAAGCAGGTCAATGGAGTGCTCGTAAGGCTCAAATGTTAGCTAAAGAATACAAATCTAAAGGCGGAGGCTATAAGTAGTGGCACTTAAAAAGTCTCAAAAGTCTTTAAAGCGTTGGACTAAACAAAAATGGAGAACTCCTAGTGGTAAAAAATCTTCAGAAACTGGGGAAGTTTATGCTCCTACAGCTACAATAAAAAAACTTAAATCAACTACAAAAGGAAAAAAAAAATTAGCAGCAGCTAATAAAAAGAAAAGAGCAGCTACTAAAAAAGGAAAACAACATGCAAAGCATGGATTGCATAAAGGAAAAAAAAGATAATGTATGAATATTCTTGTAAGGTTAAAAGAGTTGTTGATGGCGATACTGTGGATGTTGTTCTTAACCTTGGTTTTGACATTATGTATAAGTCTCGTATTCGTTTATATGGCATTGATACTCCCGAGTCACGCACTCGTAATTTGGATGAGAAGGCTAGAGGAAAAATGGCTGGGGCTTTCTTAAAAAATGCAATAGATACTGGTAAAAAAGTAGTTATACAAACTAAATTAAAAGATTCTAGAGGTAAATTTGGCAGAGTTTTAGGTAATATAATTGTTGATGGAATAAATATTAATCAGTTAATGATAGATAATTATCATGCAGCAGCTTACTTTGGACAAAGCAAAGAAGATATCGAAGCAATACATGATGCAAATAGAACAAAATTAATAGAATTAGGATTGTTTAAACCTGTTTAATAAAGGAGAAAAAAATGAATGATGGTTCAGGTAGATTTGGTGGAGACATGGACAGAAATGAGGTTGAAATTGACCTCAGTAAGTTTATGGCTTTGTTGCAAGAACAATCTACTTTAAAAGACAGAATAAGGGAATTAGAAGATGAAGGAACTAAAAATCCGCATCAAAAGTGGATATTTTTGGCACAAGCTGTAGACAGTTGGCGTATATTTCCAAGAGCTTTTTTAAGCGTTTATATGTACTTACTGTACTTTACTACCTTTTGGTTCATGGATTTAGAATCACCCAGTTTTGAGCAATCAGGATTAATTTCTATTGTGGTAGGTGCAGGTGCAGCGTGGTTTGGTCTATACGCAGGTACTTCAGGGTCAAGTAAGTCTTTTAAAGGCGAAGATAAATAATGAAAAAAAAAATAACTTTTACAGCGGTTTTGCTTTTTATAGGGTTTTTAGGGGCAGCAGATAATGAACCTGAAAACCCAGATTGTACTGCTGGAACTCAATATTGTGAGCAAAATTCGTTAGACACAACTAACAACACCACAACCAGCAATACTAACGTTAATACGAATACTAATACAAACACCAATACCAATACCACAACGACTACCAGTACAGCAAATAACACGAATGCCAATACTAATGTCAACACTAACACGACAACGACAACAGCAACAAATACAAATGCCAACACTAACGTCAACACGAATACCAGTAATAACACTAACGTAAACACCAGTTCCGCAACCAATACAAACAACAATACTTCGACTGCTACTAATACGAACACGAATAATTCAACAGCGACTAATACTAATGTAAATACCAACACCAGTAACAGTACAGTCAACAGTACAGTAGATTCTAATAGTACGAGTACAACAAATAATACGAATAACAACACCAGTACCAGTACGAATAACAACACTAATACGAATAACAACACCAGCACTTCGGACAATACTAATACCAATACCAATACTAATGTGAATCAATCTACAAGTGATTCAAAGGTAGAAACGGATAACACGAACACGAATAACAACAACAGCGTTAGCGACAATACCAATAGGAACATCAATGAATCCAATACCACACAAACAATTAAGCAGGAAATAGAAACTAAAGCTCCACCAGCTTCTGCAATCGCACCAAGTATTATGTCTTATTCACAAGACTTATGTACCGTAGGGCGGTCAGGAGCATTTCAAGGACAAGTGTTTGGTATATCTGGTGGCAGAACAGTTACAGATCAAAATTGTGAAAGGTTAAAGTTAAGTAAATATATCTATGATATGGGTATGAAAGTTGCAGCAGTTTCTGTGCTTTGCCAAGACAAAAGAGTGTTTCAAGCAATGGAAATGGCAGGCACTCCCTGCCCTTACATGGGTAAAATAGGCAAAGAGGCTGCAAATGGTTGGAAATCTAATCCTTCCAAAAGACCAGACGCTAAAGAATACAAATCTGACTGGATTAAACAATGTAAAAAAGGACTAAACCCTAATGATACAAACTACAACAAAGATGTTGTAAGTGGAGTAAGAAAAGTTTTAACGAAAAGCACTAAGACCACAAAGCAATGTAAAAAAGAATGGAATAATGTGGGCTAAAAAACCAGACCCAGAATATAAAGCAGAATGGTTTGTTGTATTAAGTATGGTAATTTTAGGAATTACAGTTTTATTTTTATCTTTTAATGCCAAAGCCGATTACATTTATGAAGCTAACCAATCTTTATACGATTTACAAACTAACACAACAGGTTCAACAGGATTAGGTTCAAATGACGATGCAGTATCTGGAGCATTTAATATAGGGTTTACTTTTGATTTTTATGGACAGCCCTTTACTCAAGCTAGAATGGCAACTAATGGTTGTCTGCACTTTAAAACAAGTGGTGCTTACTGCAATGACTACACACCAGACCCATTACCAGAAGTAACCTACACTCTTTACCCTTTTTGGACCGATCTAATAAAAGATAATGGTTCAGCTATGAGAGCCAAAGCCTTTGATGATTATACTATTTTTGGTTGGTATAACATGAGGGAGTACAATCGTGCTAATTCCGATAACAGTTTTGAAGTCTGGTTATACCCTAATAATACTTATGAGTTTCGCTATGGCGAACTTGAGATCATTAACCATGATGTTTTAATAGGAGAACAAGGTAGTGCCTCACAAACTTATACATATCTTTTTCACGATGAATGTAGCACAGGCACAACTAACGTAGCAGGTACATGTGTTAACACTAATTGGAATAATACAGCCAGCAATACTTTACTTGAAGGTGGTGGTTCTTTATACGGTGATGGCACTAATCAAGCATTATGTGCAACTACTCCTTTGACTTCAGTTAACTGTTCTGGTTATGCAGCAGCTTATCTGGCTCAACAATGTGCATTAAATTCTTTATATGATGAGGATTGTACTGGTTATACAGCAGCTTTTTTAACGCAACAATGTAATATAACTCAGCTTTACAGTCAGGAGTGTCCTTCTTATTGGAGTGCTTATGATGATCAACAATGCGAAGATGATCCTCAATACTCCCCCTCTTGTGCAGGTTACACACAAGAAGCCTCTGTTGCTTATTATGTAGAAGAGACAGACTATGGATATACCCAAGATGATATGTGGTATGACGAAGAATACAATGAGTGGTTAAACTCAGATGATCCTTGTTACGAAAATAACTGCATAGACTTTACCGATGCAGATTGGTACGCACTTGACATAGAGCAGTTTGGTCAAGAACAAGTAGATGAATGGTACGGAAACGATGTAGAGTTTTCTAATGATGGTTTCATTGAATACGGAACTGTGAATGAAGAAGACTATTGGACAGCCATTGACGATGGTATGGATGTATATGATTTAGAACAAGAAACAACATGGGCAGAAGAAGAACTTTATTTAGTTTCTTACGATGAAATTGAATACGATCCTTTGCCTTTTGATACCAGTGAAGAACTTATAGAAGATTTTATTCTCCATGAAACTGTATTGGTAGAGGACTACGAGGATTTAGATACTTACATAGAATTTGAAAGCGTTGAAGAACTTGATGAATGGTACGAAGAAGAACTGGAACAAATAGAGGAAGAAAGAATAGAAGAAGAATTACTGGCTGAAGAAGAAACTATAGAAGAAGTAGAAGAAGTATTAGAAGAAGAAATATTTGAAGAAGAAGTGGTAGAAGAACTTTTTGAAGAAATAGAAGAAGAAAGATTAGCTGAAGCAGAAGAAGAGATATTAGAAGAAAGAGAAGAAAGAAGTGGTGGAATCACTGCTACTCAACTAAGCGTAGTAGCCAGCACTATTCAAACAGCTACTAATAGTGTTTCAGGTACTACGGCTCGTACATCGACTCGTGGATCAAGTTGGGGCACTAGCGCAGGTGGATCAAATAGCACAACCACTAGCGGAAGTTCTGTTGTTAGCAGTACCGCAGGTAATACAACCACAACAGCAGTAGCCAGTGCAGCTTCAGGGGGTGGATTTTCTACCAGCAGTTCTCCTAGTATTTCAGATCAAATACAAACGGCACAAGTTCAAACCAATACAGTTTTAAGTTTAAGTCAGGATATGAGTTCAACTAGCGGAACAGGCGGAAGCACTCAGACAGTAAGTAATGTGACTACAGTAATAACTCCTATGCCAATATTTGATTCAACTCCACAAGTAGTTATGGCAGATGTGCAAGTAACCGATATGCAAGGTGAAATTGATACTGCTGTCGGAGGTGTAATGACCGCATCGGAAGCAGATCAAATAGCAGATCAAATAATTGCTGATAATATAAAAGAACAACAAGAAGCAGGACAAACTACCCAAGAAGAAACAGGAGAATACGGAGATCAGTCTACTTTAGTAGCTTTTATGGGTTATGTTTCAGGTTTTGATGCTTATAAAGAAGTACAAATTCCACAACAAAAAACTTGGTATGAGCCAAAGGCAATCTATGAAGATGTCACAATTTCAGATAATATAGAAGCGTTTTATGGATTAGCAAGAACAAACATTAATACAATGCAAAGTTTAATTAATCAACAACCTAATTTATAGGAGAAAAATATGGAATGGTTTAAATCAAAAGCAGGGCAATTAATAGCTTTAGCAACTATTGTAAGCACTCTAGCAGGATTTGGTTATGCAGGTGCAGGTTATGTTAATAGACTGGAAAACTTGGAAAAGAAAATAGGCGGTTTAGGTGAAACGGAAGATGCTCAACAAGTTATAGAACAAAGGTTTGCAACTATTGAAACCGCAGTAGAGTATTTAGAAAAAGAAATTGATGGTATAGAGATTCCTGATAACAACGATAAACTTTCTAATATGAAAGCATCTATTGCTAGTTTAACTAACGACGTAGAAAGAATACTCGCTGATATTGAAAAGTTAGAAAATAACAATAAAAATCCTTTAGCAAATTAACCATGAAAATAGGTTTAATAATGGGTGGACTATTACTTGCTACCATAGCAAGTTCAGCTTGGTATATTGATAGATTACAAGATAATATAGGTACGTTAAAAGGCAATCAACTTGTCTTAGAAACCAAAATTCAAGAACAAAATGAAGCTATTGAAACTGCTTTAAACAACCAAAAAAAAGCACAAACTCTTATGGCTTCTTTAGAAAAAGAAAAACAAGAAGCGATGCGTAATGTTAATAAATTAAGAAAAACATTTGCTAAACATGACCTAGATGAATTGACGTTAGCAAAACCAGAACTTATGCAAGGCAAAATAAATAGGGCTTCTAAACGAGTTTTAGAAAACTTAGAAAAATTAACCGACCCAAATCAATTTGATGAAAAAGATAATACTAATAGTTAGCGTAGCTTTAATAGCTTCAGGCTGTTCTCTAATGGGAGATAAGGTTAAGCCTGTTTCTGTTACCACTATTGCTAAACAACAACCGATGTACCATCCACCTTTGCCAATGGAAGTACAAATGGACCCTGTAGATTGGGAAATACTTACGCCAGACAGTATGCAGTTATATTTAGACAATTTAGAAAAAAATGAAGCACCAAGAAGGGCATTTTATACACTGTCCAGCAAAGAATACGAACATTTAAGTATGGACATGGCAGATATCACTAGATACATCACAGAAATACTGGGAATAGTTAAATTTTATCGAAATTATGATAAAGAAGAAGAAAAAGAAGAATAGCCGACCCCTATTAATTTAGAGCAAGTCTGCTCCTGTTCTTTTTTAGTAGGGGAAGGTTTAATCAATATATAATAATATGATGGATAGAAATAAATTAATTCAAGAACTTATTCTTGACGAAGGATATAAAAAAGAAACTTATGAAGATCATCTTGGATATCTTACATTAGGCGTTGGTCATTTAGTTTTAGATAGTGATCCTGAAATTAATCAACCAATAGGAACACCTGTTTCTGAAGAAAGAATTAAAAGTTGTTTAAATAATGATATAGATATAGTTTGTAATGAATTAGATCGTAATTTGCATTGGTGGAAAGGTTTAAATGACAATAAACAACGAGTAATGGTAAATATGTGTTTTAACTTAGGTTATCCAAGATTAAGTAAATTTAAAAAATTTCTTGCTGCTATGGAAGATAATGATTTTGAAACAGCTGCAAAAGAAATGATGGATAGCAAATGGGCTACACAAGTAGGTGATAGAGCTGAAAGATTAAAACAACGAGTTTTAGAAAACTAATGTTAAAAAAATATGTATTTAAACCGGGAATAAATAAAGAAGGAACTTCTTATGCAGAAGAAGGTGGTTGGTTTAATTCTGATAAAATTAGATTTCGTAGTGGCAGACCTGAAAAAATAGGTGGTTGGCAAAAAAATACAAATAATACTTTTTTAGGAACGTGCAGAAATATGCACTCTTGGAGAGATAAAGAACAAACAGATTACATAGGTTTAGGTACGCATTTAAAATTGTATGTAAAAGAAGGAGATTCTTTTTATGATGTAACTCCGATTAGAGCTACTACTACTAACGGCATTACTTTTGCAGCTACAGATGGTTCTTCTACAATAACAGCTACGGATTCTAGTCACGGAGCTATTATTGGTGATTTTGTAACAATTTCAGGAGCAGCAACTTTAGGTGGTTTAATAACGGCTGCTGTTTTAAATCAAGAATATGAAATAGTAACAACTCCTTCTGTAAATACATATACGTTTACGGCTAAAGATACAGACGGAAATACCGTTACTGCAAATTCAAGTGATTCGGGAAATGGAGGTTCAGGAGTAGACGGAGCATATCAAATAAATGTAGGTCTTGATACTTATGTAAAGTCAACAGGTTGGGGTGTTGAAACATGGGGAGCAGGCACTTTTGGTTCTGCTTCTAATATTGATAGTACAAGTCAGTTAAGAAATTGGTCACAAGATAATTTTGGTGATGATTTAGTTGGTTGCATAAGGTTAGGTGGTATTTTTTATTGGGATGAATCAGGAGGAACAAGTTCTAGGGCAGTAGCATTTTCAGATTTAACAAATGCAAGTGGTGCTCCCGTAACTGCTTTGCAAATAATGGTATCTGAAATAGATAGACACATTATATGTTTTGGTGCAAATCCAATAGGTTCAACAACACTTGATCCTTTATTTGTTAGATGGTCAGATCAAGAAAGTTCTATTGATTGGACACCAAGTTCTATTAATACAGCAGGAGGGCAAAGATTATCGTCTGGTTCAACTATAATAGGAGCATTGCAAACTAGACAAGAAATACTTATATGGACTGATAAAAACATACAAAGTATGCGTTACAGTGGAGCACCTTTTATATTTACATTTAGTGAAATTGCTCAAGGTCCATCTATGATTTCTCCTAATGCTGCTATAAATGCAGATAATAAAGTTTTTTTTATGGATAGGGGTAGTTTTTACGTTTATACCGGAAGTGTTAGTACGTTACCTTGTGCGGTACAAGATTATATATTTTCAGATATAAATTTAGGACAATCTTACAAAGTATTTGGAACATCAAATGTAGATAAAAATGAAATAATTTGGTTTTATCCTTCTGCCAACTCTAATGAAATAGATCGTTATGTAATTTTTAATTATTTAGAAAATCTTTGGAGTATTGGAACTAATACAGATTCATTTACAAGAACAGCATGGATAGAAGCACCTTCTTTAGATAATCCAGTAGCTACAGAAAAAACTACAGGTAGTAATATTAATTACTTATATGATCAAGAAATAGGAAATGATGCTGATGGCAGTGCCATGACAGCATTTATAGAAACATCTGATTTTGATTTAGAACCAGATGGAGAAAACTTTATGTTTTTATCAAGAATAATACCTGATTTAAAATTTAAAAATTCTACTAGCACGGATGATACGTTATCTGTTTCTGTTAAAGGTGTAAATTTTCCATTAGATACTCCAACTACTTTAACAACAAGCAGTGTTAATTCATCTACACAACAAGCTTTTATAAGAGCAAGAACAAGACAAGCTATACTTAGATTTGAAAGTACAGGTACTGGTTACGGATGGAGACTAGGTTCTTTTAGAATAGATATGAGACCAGACGGAAAAAGATAATGAGTCAAAAAACCACAGCACCTTTGCCATTAGCACCTCTTGAATATAATTTTTCAAATGAATCATTAACAAGACAACAAATAGAACAAGCTATTCAATCTACTGAAGATGCTTTAACTTTATTAAAAGCAATGCAAGAAAGCGTTACAAGTAAATCCATTAGAAGACATCAATTTTTATTAATGGGAGTTGGTCAGTGAGCGATAATTTAAAAGTATTAGGTCAAGTAGACCCTGCTGCAACTACAGTTACTGTGCTTTATACAGTACCAGATATGACACAAACAACGGTTAGTTCTATTGTGGCAGCAAATCGCACAGGTTCTGCTATTACTTTTAGACTAAGTGTTCATGTGGCTGGTGCTGGAGCTGACGATAAACAATATTTATATTACGACAAATCAGTTGCAGCTAATGATTCCTTAACAATAGTAATAGGTATAACATTAAATCAAACAGATGTTGTTAAAGTTTACACAAGTGCAGTGGATATGAGTTTTAATATGTTTGGATGCGAAACAAAAGAGGAAAGATAAAATGGATGCTAGAAAACAAGCACAAGAATTAGCAAGTATGGGTCGCTATGGCGATACCATGCTTATGCACGTTAATCCTAAAGAAGTAGAAGGATTAGCGTCTATTATGCCTATAACCATTAATCCTGAAACTGGGCAACCAGAAGCGTTTATAGGAGCTATATTAGGCAGTTTGTTAGGTGGTGCTTTTCTTCCCGGACTTGCAGGTGGTACATGGTTAACTGCTGCTGGAGGAGCTGCAATAGGTTCTGGTTTAGGAACTTGGGCAGAAACAGGAGATTTAGAAAAAGGCATAGCATCAGCCGTATTAGGATATGGTGTTGGTAATATTATGGGAGATGTTGCTGGTTCTGGACTTGAAGCAGCAGGTGTTGACGCAGGTAAAGATATAGCTATATCTAATGTAGGAAATTTAGCATCAGAACAAGCTGTATTACAAGCACAATTAGCAGCACAAACACAAGGTACAGTTTTAACTCCTGAATTAGCTAAACAAATAGGAGAAAATGCAAGTAAACAAGCAATACAACAAGGTTTAAATCCTTCTCAATTAGCAAATATTAATGCAGACGCAGCAAAATTTGCTGAAGCAGGTTACGGCAACATGACAGGCGGAGAAAGATTATCAAATATGGGTAGTAATCTTTTTTCTACTGATACATTAGATTCAATATCAAGCAATTATCTTCCTATAGCTGTAGGTGGAGGTTCTTTAGCAGCACAAAATGCTCAAGATCAATATCTTGAAGACATGGAACAATACAGATTAGATAAAGAAAAAAGAAGAAAAGAATTACTTGCTAATAATCCTGAACAAATACACAGAAGAAATCCTTATTATTCTATATATAACAGCAATACAGGTGGTCAAATACCTTCATACGCAAACGGAGAAACTATTGCTGGAATAGGTCCAGAAGGACAATTTACACCTTCTAATACTTATATGCCGGGCATAGATTCAGAATTTAATTATTTTCCAAATAGAGTAATACCTTCTTCTGCTATAAGTGCTGCACAAGCAGCAGCAAAAGAAGCAGAAATGGCTGTTATGCCTAATCCTAGAGCCAGTGTATATCAACCAATGGTATTGCCAAATTATGAAGACCCAGCAGCAGGAAGTGTTTTACAAAGAGTTAATCAAGCCAGAGCAGCAGGATTACCTGCTACTACACAATTACTTAGTCCTTTTCGTAATGTAGGATTAGAAGGTGTTACACAAGCTGCAAATCCTATAGCATATGATACAACTGGAACTACTACTAATACTGATGAAGTTTATGATGTTGGTGGCGGAAAAACTAATGACACGGATGATGATTTAACCAATAATTCAGGAAGCACAGTAACAGATAATAACGATGGCACATCAACTGTAACTTTTAAAGACGGAACAACTACAGAAGTAGCTAATAATCCTTATACTGAAGCTATTACTGTTACAAGTAATACTGATCCTGTAACTGGAACAGAATTAACAGAAGGTGATGAAGGATATGTTGACCCTGATAGTGATGATTATTCTGAAGCTACTTATGACAAAGGAACAGGCGGTGGTCCAACTGGATTTAATCCTTATTTAGGTGAAGCAGCAACAACATATGAACAAGTAGAAGAAAATAGAGAAACTTTATTAGATTCAGCAACAGAAACTGGAATATATCAAGCTTATAATGCTGCTATAGAAGCAGGTGTTCCTGCTGCCGACATAGTAATACCTACAGTTGAAAATCCTAATCCAGTAATAACAGACGATACTGTTATTGTAGGTTCAAATGGTTATGGAAAACCGGGTTCATTAGAAGATGGTACTTTTGTATATACAAATACCGATCCGCTTAAAGGTATAGTAGACAGTTCTGATAATTTTTATTTGGGTGAAAAAAGAGAAGCAACTGCTGGAATTCTTATTAGTCCAGATGGAACTAGAACAGACATAACTGATTTAAGCACATTTACTAATCCGGGCGATGGTAGTGTAATTGAATTAAATAATGGTTATACCGTTGTTAATGATCCTAATAATGGAGTTACTAATTATGCAACAGTAGGTGTTTTTGCAGAATCTTATGACATGGGAGGTAAATACGAAAGAGACCCTGCTGTATTTGCTCCACAATTTTCTTATAAAACTTTAACAAAAGAGCAAAAAGATGCAGCATTAGATAAATACCAACAAGCGGTAGGTGATGCTATTGCAAGAGGAGATATACCTGCTCCTGAAGATGCACTTTATCCTGAAGGTTATGAAGAATATTTAGCTCAATTAGAAGCAGAAGCAGAAGCAGAAGCAGAAGCAGAAGAAGAAACAGAAGAAGAAACAGAAACAGAAGTAACATCAACTGCTGCACCAGAAACAACAATTCCTAATGTTATTGAAATTCCAGAATCTGCACAATCAGTAATAGATAAATTAGGAGAAACTTTTGTTTCTCCAAAACTACCTTTTTCAATGTCAAGAGCCGAAGGTGGATTAATAGAAATGCAAGCAGGAATGGAAATTCCTTCTGTTGAACAAATACCTCAACAACAAGAATTGCAAGAACAAGTTATAGCTGCTGTATTAGGGCAACATTCCGATCCAGATTCGGTTATACAAGCTTTTATACAACAATTTGGCGTTGATGCTTTTTTACAATTAAGAGATCAAATATTAAAACAACAAGTACCTAATGCTCAAACAGAGGGTATGATACAAGGAGAAGGAGGAGGAATGGATGATTTAGTTATGGGTCAAATAGGAAACCAATCTGCTGTAGCAGTATCGCCCGGTGAATACATAATTCCTGCTGATGTTGTTTCAATGTTAGGTGATGGAAGTAGTGATAATGGTTCCGATAAGCTTGATGATATGCTTTCAAAAGTTAGAATAACTAAAACAGGAACTAAAAATCAAGCTAAACCATTAGGCAATAAAAAGGTAATGTCAATATGAACAATTTAAATACAATGCCTTTAGATGAATCAGATATTAATTACGTTGATATTAAAGAAGAATATCCTGATTACGTTATTAGTTTAATTCCTGTTAATTTACTTTATACAGTTTGGGATGATGCTAAACCTCATTTAGAAAAAGCTGTAAAACGTTCTGGCGGAAGATGGACTGTAGATTATGTGTATGAAGCACTATTAAGAGATGAACAACAACTGTGGGTAACTTTAGATAAAAATAATAAATTATTAGGAGTTGCTACAACACAATTTGTAAGATATCCCGCCAGTTTAATGTGTGCTATTCAGTACATTGGTGGTGATGAATTTAAACACTGGGCTTGGTTGCTCTGCAAAAAACTGGAAGCTTGGGCTAAAGACTCAGGTTGTGACGGTATTGAAGGAACAGCTAGGTTTGGATTTTGGAAATGGTTAAGCAGGTCTAATTGGAAGAAAGCTTATACAATATTTGAAAAGAGGTTCGACAATGAGTAAAGGCGGTGGCGGAGGTGGTGTTAATGAAACCACATCAACAGTAACACAAACTAATCTTCCTGAGTATGCAGAGCCATACATAACAAGATTAATGCAACGAGCAGAAGAAGAATCTCTTGCTCCTTATACAACATATGAAGGACAAAGACTTGCTGCTTTTACTCCTGAACAAGAATTAGCTATGACTGGTAAAGCTGGTTTAGCTATAGCTGGAGACCCAGAACAATTTACTACAGCATCTGGCATAACAGAAAATTTAGCAAGAAATAGAATAATGCGTCCAGATGGAACATTTGGAACAGCTATTGGTTCAGGACAAGCTCTTGCAGATCAAAGATTTAATCAACAAACTGGTGTTGATGTAAGCGGTAATCCTGTGTATGGAAATATAGATGATTACATGAACCCTTACCAACAATCTGTTATTGATATAGCTCAAGACGCAGCCAGAGATCAATCTACAAAAGCTGGTAATCTTATAGCTGGAGAAGCTGCTGCTTCTGGAGGTTTAGGAGGTTATCGTGAAGCCATTATGCAATCAGAAAGAGAAAGTGCTTTAACCAAACAAATAGCTGATATACAAGCTATGGGATCAGCAGAAAATTACGCACAAGCACAAGCTGCTTATAATCAAGACAGAAATGCCAGATTAGGTGCTATTGGAATAGACCAAGCAACTAGACAAGGACAATTAGGTGCTGCTCAACAATTAGGTAATTTAGGACTTGCTGGACAAGAAGCTGAAATACAAAGAATGGATCAATTAGGACAGGCTGGTACTGCTAGACAAGCCATGCAACAACAGATTTATGATTCTGGTTATCAAGAGTTCCAAGATCAATTAGCTTATCCAAGACAAAACATTTCGTTTTATCAACAAGCATTGCGTGGAATGCCAATAACTCCGGGTCAACAAGTGTCTACCTATGCACCGACTCCTTCCGCAGCATCACAAATGTTAGGAATGGGTCTCGGTGGTTTAGGTCTTTATCAAGCAATGGGAGGAATGGGAGGTTAAGTATTGAACGTTCAATACTTAAATAGGACATAACATGAACATACTACAAATAGAAGACGACATAAAATCATTACCCGATCAAAGCTTAATGGATGCTATGCAAACAGGAAGCTTTCCACAGTATTTAGTATTGTCTGAATTAAAACGCAGAAAAGAAATGCGAGATGATTACAGAGGCAAAATGGCAGCTCAAAGTGATCAAGGTACAGTAGCGGATAAAATTATGTCAGAAGCGAGCATGGGGATAAACAATCAAGGAATTGGTAGTATCACCCCCCCTAACATGCAAAGTATGCAAGGAATGCCTCAAAACACCCCTCAATTGCCTCCTCAAGATCAAGGCATAGGACAAATTATGCCTAGCAACATGAAAGGCATGGCAGCAGGTGGAGTTGTAAAAATGTTTCCGGGGCAAACTGTTCCTTATTCAATGTATAATCCTGAAGGAGTTGGACAATTTTATGATTTTTATAAAGAAAGAATGCAACCAACACAAGCTGAATTAGATTATCAAGAATTAATGAGAGCTTATTTTGATCCTGAAGAAGCAAAGAAAAGAAATAAAACAAATCAAGGTCTTAATCTTGTTAGAGCAGGATTGGCAGTAAGCGGTTCTGCTACACCAGAACAATTAAGTAAAAATCTTGATCCAGTAATTGCAAGTGCTCAAACTAATTTAGACGCAAGAAACAAAGAAGGTTTAATGCGAGCTAAGTTTGAAGCAGACATAGGTAAACAAGACAGGGAAAGAGAAACAGGAATAGCTGAACTTGCATACAAATCTGAACAAGCAGAAAGATTAGGTGGTTATTACGATAGAATGGGTGCTAAAGAAGACGCTATAATAGCAATAGGAAAAAATTTAGCTAATGCTGCTCCTGATATATTTGGCGTACAAACAGGTGTAGATGAAAATAATAAACCTTTATATTCAGGTGACGCAAATGTTGCAGCTTTAAGAGAAGCAGGAAAAATTAAAGCTTCTGGACCACTTGGAGCAGCTCGTTTAAGAACAGAGGTAGAAATAAATGAAGGTGCTGATGGTTGGGTTGCAGGACTTGCAGGAAGAAGGTTTGTTGAAAGATTAGAAGATACTGGTATAGACACAGACGAAGCAGAAAAAAGAGCAAAACTTAGATATATACAATTAGCTAAACAAGGAATTTACTTAGATGAAATTGAATTAGCTGGTGGCGGACAAGTACCTGCCTTACCTCAAGACCCTCCTATGTTAGATTTAAGCAGTAGGTTCTAAAATGGCTTTTTTTGATACTGGCGATGGAAGAAATTTATTTCTACCAGACGACATTACAGAAGAAGAAATACAAGAACGTATAAATGCTTATATTTCTAAATTTCCCCTTCCTACAGTTAAAGAAGAAACTGTAGCGACTACTCCTATTACAGATGAAATAGATAAACCTGTAGAAGATACTTTAATCGAATCAACAATACTTAATCCTTTAACAATTAATACTTTTGATGAAGAATTAGAATTAGAAATAAATAAAAATATAGAAAGTACAAAGGCAAATAGACAAAATGCGTTAGATATAGGTCAATCAAGTTTTGCTTATGATAAAAAATTAACAGAACTTGAAAAACGACTTAAACAAAATAGACTTAAAGGTAAAAGTACATACGCTGATATTGCCCCCAATTTAAGACCAGAAGAAAGTTACGATGAAGGTGATCCTGCATTGTTTTCAACAGATTTAAGTTTAAGTGAAAATTTAAGTGGAGATAGTCAAGTTGTTGGCGGTGCTATGTCTTCTCTTATTGCACAAATAGAAGTATTTAAAGGAACAGCTTCTGTTTCAAATATTGCTGAATTATCAAATATATTAGATTCTTTAAAAGTTAATTTAAAAGCGTATGAAGATAAAGGTTTAGATAATTTAAACCCTGAAGAAACAAAAGAATATCAAGAAATATACAATGAAGTTTATGGAGTAGGCGTTAAACCAGTATCTGAATATACTATAAGCGATTATTACGGACAAATGGGTTTTGGTGGAGACTCTCCTCTCGGACAAAGATACGCAGTTGATCAACAAAGAAAAAAAGAACAAGGTTTAGAAAGTTATATTAATGAACAAACACAAACACTTTCTTCTTTAACTAAAAAATCAAATGAAATAGAAGTAAGTGATGCTTTTAAATGGGTTATGGAAGAGGGTATGGGGGATGATCAAAATGACCCTAGAGCGTGGGATGCTTTTTATAATGATTTAAATCTTTCTCAAAAAGGCGATTTTTTAGGCGATGTGTTAGGGCGTTCCGCAGCAGCTACTTCAGCAATATTAGGTACAAGTTTTGGTTTAGCAGGTTTAACAAAATCATTAGGATGGCTTGGTAAATTTGCAACACAATTTTTAGGTGTTGGAGGTGTATCTGGAGAAATAGAATACAGTCATTCCTTTTTAGAATATTTAAAAGCTAAAGGTATGGATGTTAATGATTCAAAATCTATACAAAAATTTATAAATAATAAAGAGTTGCTTCAAGAAGCAAAAGATTATTCATTAAAACGTGGTGCAATTATTGGTTCTGTAGACGGATTAACAGGAGGAATAGCTACTAAAATTATAGCACCTTCAGTTATTACCAGAGCTAATCGCTCAGTGTTGCCGTATATTAAAAAACCTGTTGGTACGTCTGTTAATCCAAGCACCCGACATGCTGTAAATTTTTCTGCTCAAACACCCTTACAAACAGGATTACCTGCTGGTGCTGAGTATTTTGCACAATTAGCTACTTTAGAAGAAGGTGAAAAAATTTCTATGGGTGAAGTTCTTGCTGAAGCTATGGGTGAAGCAGTGTTTGTTCCTGCCGATATGGTATTAGGTGCTTATAGTGCTAGAAAAGAAAATTTAACTATAAAACAAATAAAAGAAGAAAGATTTAATAGTGTAGTTGAGTATTTACAAATAACAAAAGAACAAGGAAGACAATTAGGTTTAGAAGATTTAGCTGGAGAAATAGCTGTAGGAGAAGATCAAACTATTTATGACACAGGAATTCCTTACTTCAATGAAGCTTTTGACATATACCAACAAAATGCAAATAAAATTTCTTTAACTGCTAATACAGATGCCAATATTATTGCTCCTAATCAATTTTTTGTTGAACCAGACGGTCAAGGAAAATTTTTAATTCTTGATACTTATAACGAAAAGTTTGGAAATATTTATGACTCTCAAGAAGAAGCTGCTGGTATTTCAGGATCATTAAATGCAATAAGCGGTGCTTCTTATTCTACAGAATTAAAAAATCAATACGCAACCATGCAAGGTTTAAATTCAGATAGTCTTCTAACAAACAAATTAGGCAATCAAATATTAAATCCTTATTTTGGTCAAATTGATATAGAAGACATTAACCAATCTTCTAATGTTAATTCTGCTGCTTATGAAAGATTAATTAATGCCGTAGGAAAAGATGCTACAAGTATAGATGTTCTTTCTTTACAAGGAGTATTGCCAGAAGCTGATATAAATCGTTTATTAGATATTAAAGCTAAAAAACTTTATCAAGATGCAAATGTTGGCAAAAATTTACCTTCTAACATTACAATTAAAATGTTTGAAAATCTTGGTAAAAAACTTAATTTAAATATAGATACAACTTCAAATGGTTTTAAATCTTTAGCTTTAAGATTAACAGGACAGCCTGATGTTAATAAATTAAGTAACGCACAAAAAAGATTAGTTTATTCATTCTTAAATACCCTGCCTCAACACGAAGGAACAGTCGTTTCTTTGCCTGACTTTTCTTCCCGTCCATATACCCTTAATGAATACAATCAAGTTGTAGACTCATTAAATTCTGGCAATTCCCCCACCATACCAAACATAATTACTGCATTAGGGTTAAATCCTAATGATATTAATGATAAACGTACTGCAACACGATTAAGACAAGATTTAGTATCTGCTGGAATAGTAGATAAAAAAGGCAGTAAATATAAATTTAATGCTAATGGTGAATGGTCATTAAATAGAGCACAACAAGCAGCTATAGAAAATAACCCGCAAACTAAAACTGAT